CCCATTCAGTGTGACAACTTCGTTTATTTCGTTGTAATCCGCATCTAGGCCAAAAACTTCTACTGTTCTTGCACCAGTTCCTGCGGCAGTGTCATTAGCTGAACTGCTTGATATAGTCATTACTGTGGCTGATGCGGGGTATGAATACAAACCACCTTGTTCCCAGATGGTTTCTTTTGTGGCTCCAACAGCAGCGTTGTAGCCAAATTTAAAGACAGTTTTATGGAAGGATATTTGACCACGGGCAACTTGAAGCTCAAACGGCTCGGAAGTCCCTATACGGGTAATCGAACTTACTTCACGTGCCATTTGAGTCTCCGTTTAGTTGTAAAACACCGTAGCCGCAGTGATGTTCGTAAAAGCTGACACATAAATGTCATCTACACGAATACCATTTGACGGGATGTTTACTGAGTGCGTATCAGACGCATTAAAATCCAAGTCCAAAACGGTGGACCCGCCGTTACCGTCAGTGATGGTAAGGCGGGGAGTACCGGTGGCTGTTTTTAATTGGATCTGACGAATACGCGCAGGACCAACAGCGAGTGACCCCGTTGCGGTAATGCGCTTTGATTTTACATCAGAGTCGGCCATCTAAGCCTCCTATTAAGCCGCAGCTACTGCGCCGGTATCTACACGAATCCAGTTAGAGCCGTCAGAAAACACAAGGTTTCCGGTTCCCGCGCCGACACCTTCCGCAGCCTTACGGCAGTCTGGTGAAAACACAATTGCTCCGCGATTTGCGGCAGAAGCTGCGGGAAGCGCACCAACATCCAATGCACCTAAAGTAATAAGGCTGTAGGAAACGTCTCCTGCTGGATTATCAATCTGAAAGCCCCGCTGTGAAATTACGGGTCCTGTAAAGGTAGTATTAGCCATTTAGATCTCCTGTCGTGGCTAGTGTCAACCGCACCGTGCGGTTGTCAGGGATGACTTATTATACACAAAAAAAGGGCGGCTGAATAGCCGCCCTTTAATATCTTTGTACCTACACTTATGCGCCCGGTGAACCGAACACAGCGCGTGGGTCTGAGAAGCCGAAGCTGTAACGCTCACGAGCCTTAAACCGCATGTTGCCAGTGTCGAAATCTGGATCCATTGCAGTTGACAGAGCCATACGCTCAAAGTGCTTGAAGCCATTTGGCGCATCAGTCTTAATGAAGAATGCGTCAGAGTCGGTTAGGAAGTCGTTGACTACATAACCTTCTGGCAGCATGCCTGAAGACTTAATGGCGTTGATGTCGTTGTCAGCAGTTCCAACACGGAGGTTAGAAACCAGCAGACGCTCGGCAACAAACTGCAACTGGCGAGGAATGATCAGCTTCATGCCTTTAAGGGCAACGATCAAGCCACGCTCGTCAACGAAACCAGCAATGTTGATCAGAGCGTCTTCCAAAGAAGTTTCGTTCAAATCAGCGGCTGTTGATGGTTCGTTGGCAAATGTGCCACCTGAAGTCAGCGGGTGTGCAGTGTCACAAAGAGCAACACCGTCACCGCCAGCGAAAGCGCCAGCAGCAAATGCGTTGTTCAGGATTGACGCAGCTTTAACCTGCTTTGTGTGTGCCATTGAACGGGCCAATGCACGGGTGTAACGAGAAGCAAGACGATCGTAAAGATTGTCCTCTACAGCTTCCTCAGTGATTGAGAAGGCCATAGCTACGGTCTCGTGGTTGTAACGTGCAGTGTAGGCTTCGTTCGCATCGTCGTATGATACGCCTGTACCTTCACCTTTAACAGGTGCTGCACCGAAACCACTCAACATAACTTCTTCCTCGAATGCCCGGTCTGATGACTCGGTATCGAAGATTTCAGCATGCTGATTCTCGTAACGGTTGTATTCCATGCCAAAGAGAGCGTTTAGACCCGGCTCTAGTTCTTTGGCGAGTTGTGCGCGAGAAATAGCCATTATCTATACTCCCTTATGTTGTGGCCGCTTCAGAATTGGCCTGAAGCAGTGCGTGGTTATTAAGCATCACAATCATCGGAATACCAGCGGCTGCGAAGTCTTCGTTCTCTGGATCATCAAGGATACCAACAATCTTCAAAGGAAGAGAGGTATTCGCTGCATCCAAAGTTGCGACATCGAGCTGTGCGGTAGAAATGCCAGAAGTTGTGCTGCCGCTTGCGCCATTGTTGAACTGTGAGTTCTCAAAAATGGCAGCTACAGCCGTAGCTTTGTCTGTGATGGTTGCGTCTGTTGCAATTACAAAGCGCTGGAGCGGGTTGTCGTACACATATCCGATGATATCGAAGTCAGTGTTAGCACCTGAACCGGGCCAGTAGTTTGAAAAGACCTTTTTACCAGTCACGGAAGAAACATATTCACATCCAGCGAACACGCCTACAGGAGCCTCAGTGTCCCCGGTCGCAGAGCAAATAACGATTTCGCCACCGTTATCGGCTTTAACCATAGAACCCTGAAAGATCGCGCTTGCGGCACTGTCAATGAAGTATGCATTTGTACCTTGAGTAGCTGGTGCGCTACCCGCGGTATTGATCGGCTTGAGGCCGAAGGCAATATTAGTGTTTGCCATTGCTTACTCCTATGAAGCTGCGGGGGTCAATTGTCTTTCCCCCCAAATGATACACGACTTTTCCGATCTGTGTGGATCGGCATTGAGGGATGTTGTTCCCTCATAAGGTTTTGGTCAACGGCGTCCATTTGTTTGCGGGTCTGCTCCCGGTAGTATTCAGTTCTTTCTTCGACCGTCTCCTCTGGGATACGAGCAAGCATTAGTCCGCCTACTCCAATAACCCCTGCATGCTGACCTTCATCAATGGTTGGAAATTGTCCAGCCATTTCAGGATATTCATCAGCACGAACGGGTTCCCATCCTTCCCGAAACTTAGAGTTTACGTTGATCTTGTCTTCTTCACCACGAAGTGCGGTGCGAATCCAGCGATGCTTGTAACCTGCCGGTGCTTCAGGTGCCTCCAATTTTGAAGGCGGTGCCCACGGCTTGCGACGTTGGGTCTTAGCGCGAGTTGACGCTTCGCGTGGCGTTCTTGTAGAATCAGTCATTTTTTAATCCTTTACATACTTTGCGTATTCTTCGAGCGGAACATTTAACCGTTTCGCAATTGCAATTTGCGAAGGAGTTAACTTGACTGTTCTGCGCCCCTTTTGTGACGGTGCCTTAGAAGCACTGGACTCCGCAGAAGCGACTCGGGGTCCTGCATCGCCGCGTGTAGCTTCCTTAAACTTATGCGGAAACTCTTTACGGACTCTGCTGTCAAGCTCAGTATAATACTCATCGGACGCCGGGTCAAATCCTTCATCCTCAATTAATTGCCTATGAATACCAAAAGCGGCATATGTCATGGTCTGATCACTTCCAAACCATTCATTTTTAGAAGCCCAAGCTTCTGCCTTTGGATCCGGTGGGGCTGGCTGCGCCGCTTGCGGTTGTTGAACAGGTGCCTGAACAACTTGCTCACGAGCTTCTTGTTCAACTTCACGACGACGACGAGCTTGCTCAAGTTGTGCCTGATCAAGCGCTAACTTACTCAGGTTTTTCTGAGCCTCGAACATTTGCTCGGCATCACCTTCATCATAAGCTGCTTGATACGCCCGTTTTGCAGCGTCAATCTGAGACTCAATCCGAGTTCCAAACTCACCCACATAGGACTGATCAAGTTGCTCCAGACGTTTACGAAGCTCCTCGTTTTGCTTCTTTACGTCTTCGGCATAGGCAACCGCTTTCTTTGTGCGCTGCTCTTCCTCTCGATACTTGTGCGTAATCTTGCTAATACGCTGTTGAACAGATTTAGAGTAATCAGATAATTCGTCCTCTTTACTCTGAGCCTGATTTTCCTCCTGTTGATCTTCAGAGACTTCTGCTTCTGGAGCTTCTGTCTCTTCTAGTTCAACAATATCAATTTCTTTTTCTTCCATTTCTGCGGCGTTAGTTGGCACAACTACCCTCCGTATGACTTGATATCGTCTGGATCGACGATCGTTGCGATGACTTCGTCATCGTTGATGATGCGGACTTCACCGCCCTCGATTGTAAACCGAGACCCAGCATAGCGTCCGATACACACCCAATCACCTTCTTTACACCAAGGATCACTACCACCAAACTTGTCGGGGTCCTTGTATGCAAGAGGGCCGAGCTTCACCACATACGCTACCACGGTAGCGCGTGACTCTCTTTCTCTAACTTGATCGGGAACGTAAATACCACCTTCAGTCTTATCACGACCCATATACGGCATGACAAGTAATCGCCATCCAGTGGGTTGTGGTACTCGCTCGGATAGGGGCTTCTTCTTTGCGGCCTCTTCGGCCTTCTTCTTCGCCTCGCGTTGCGCGAGGATATAGTC